GTGCGCCGGCTGTTCCCTCGGCTGGTGGAGCTCACGGGCACGCCGTCGCCGAACGGGTACGCGGACCTATGGGCGCAGATATACCTGCTCGATCAGGGCAAGCGCCTCGGGTTCACCGAGGACGCCTACAAACAACGCTGGTTCGACCCGCCTGGCTTCGGCGACTACAGCCCATGGCGGCTCAAGCACGGGGCCGACAAGGAAATTCAGGAAGCGATTGCCGATCTGGTCCTGACGCTGCGGACAGAAGACTACATGGAGTTGCCGCCGATCATCTACAATCCGATCCGGGTAGAGCTGCAGCCACACCAGAAGAAACTCTACCGAGAGTTCGAACGCAAGATGGTCGCCGAAATCGGCGGCCGCACACTCACCGCGCCGAACAGCGCAGCGCTCAATCAGAAGCTGTTGCAGCTGGCCAACGGGGTTGTCTACGCGGGGGTGGAGCGCGCGATCATGGAGATCCACGGCGAGAAGCTGAACGCGCTGGAGGAGTTGTTGGAGGATCTCGGCGACAAGCAGGTGATGATCTCGTACTACTTCAAACACGATCTGGAGCGGATCAAAGCGACACTGGGGAAGTACCGGCAACGCAGCTGGCGGGTGCTACGTACCGAGCAGGACGAAGACGATTGGAATGCCGGCAAGATCCAGTGGTTACTGGTGCACCCGGACAGCGCTGGCGAAGGCGTGAACCTGCACAAGTCCGGCTGCGAGAATGTCGTGTGGTACGGCATGACGCCGAGTTTGCTGCAGTGGCAACAACTCAATGGCCGCTTGTTCGGTGGGGTTCGCCGGCTCGGCAAGAACGGCCGCGTGCATTACATCAGCGCGGACGGCACGATCGACGAGGATTATCGAGACCTGCTGAGCAGGAAGGACACGACACAGGAAGGCTTGAAGGAAGCCCTCGCGAGGAGGATTCAGACGAACTCGGCGGTTTCCACGAATCCGCGGTAAGCCTGACGGATACGATCAGGCGCGACACACGCCAGCGGCCGCCACTTCAGACCGGACGACTTGGCAGAAGCCAGAAGCGCACGACGCGGCGCCACCTTCGCGTCAGCAAGCAACCATAGATAGATGCCCAGCCACATCGGCCCGTGCGACTCCAATTCGGGGCGCGAGAGGTTGCCGAACAGTTCGTCGTGGATGGCGTGCGCGGCTTCGTGCAGCGCTACTGCAACGTTCCGGTGCCGCGGCCGGATAGTGATGGTGTGCGGCGTCGGATCGTACTGTGAAGTCAGCTTCTTGCCCTTGCCCGTGCGCGCGTCGACCCGCTCATGGTTGCGGTTCTTGGCGACGATCAGAATTTTTGTGGGCCTAATCTTATAATGGCGTTCCGCGCTGCGGATCGCAGAGCGAACACGCCTGTCGGAAGCGGAGACTCGGTTCCAAGTCTCCCACTGGTCTTCCCATTTGTAGGCTGCGCGCTGCTGCGTATCGGCCATTTCTGCTCCCCCTGACGAACGCGACGATTTGATCGAGGATGTGCACATTACTTGAAGTGCGAGAGAATCCAGTCCCGCGAGAGAGTGATGACCGCCCACAGCGCGGTGAAGACCATGACCAGCGTTCCCCACGCGCCGCGGTAGCGGGCCAAATCGATGTGCACCTGCGTCAGCCGCTCGTTGCTGCTGCTCAGCGCCTCCATGATTTCCTTCCGGAAGCCTTCCTGCGCGTGCTTCATCTCGCGGTGTACGGACTCCATGCCGGCGAGCCGGGTCTCGATGGATGCCAGCCGCTCGTGGCTGGCGAGTTCCTCGCCGTAGCGGTCCAGCTTACTCACCGGCGAGAGCCGCTTGACGACACGCGTAGTACTGGCCCGCGACTTCGACGAGCTTCTTCGCGACGGTTCCGAACGAGTCATCGGACAACTCCGTTAGCATCGGGCACGACGCTATGACCAGTGGGCTGGGCCCCGGCTTTGTTGGTAAGTGCATCGTTGAGCACGCGCACAGCGTCAGGGCCAGTGTGGCACTGAGAAAAATCCGGTACATGGACAATCTCCCGTTCGAGTCTCGTCTGGTTGGTTTGGTTGACGACCTTGATCTTCGAGATCTCGGTCGCTGCCGCCTTCTGTGCCGCGTCCCCGGCCTGCTGGATCAACAGTTCCGTCTTCGCCTGTTTCCCTGCTTCGACCGTCGCGCCGTAGTGCCATCCTGTCGCGCCGGCGCCAGCCACCAACAACACAACCGCGAGCAGCAGCCACGGGTTGGCGAAGTTCTTCAGCCCGCCGAAAATGCTACTTAGGCTCATCCGGGACTCCCTTCGATTTTTGATAAGTGTTGGCCCCGATGTACACCGCCGTCGTGGCGAGTGTGATTGTCAGGTATGTCTCCTGGCTGATCTTGCCGATCAGCAGAAGCAGCACGTTCATCAGCCCGGACCCGACGGTCAGAAGGAATCTGCGGCCTCCGAGTGAAGGAACCCACTCCGCTACACGCGAGTGAATTTGCCGACGAACGTCTGCTGCTTTCATGCGCCTAGTACCTGCTGCGCGGTTCGCCACAGAAGGATGCGGGCGTCCAGCCCGACCTTCGCCGGGCCGTTGATGGTCTCCGTGATCTTGTCGAAGTCGCCGGCATCGGCGAGTTCGTTGCAGCCGTGCGCCTTCCAGAACCAGCCCGCCGCGCGAGCCGAGATCAGCTGGATCTCGATCTTTGCCGGAGAGATCTCCAGCGGCTGATTGATCGCGGCGCCCGCCTCGCGGTAGTTCGCCCGCCCGGTGAGCTGCAGCAGCCCGCCGCCCCGGTACTTCCAGCCGTCGCCGCTGGCGAAGGAACCATTGCCCAGCCGATCGGCGTAGACCGTATTGGCCAGCCGCTCGGGATTGCGGGCGTAGGGCAGCGCGCTCTCCTCTGTCGGGAAGCGCCGCGGCCATACCGCCATTAGCCGCCGGACGGAATAACTGAGATTCTCGCGTCCCGCGTTCAGCTGGTCGGACTCGTGCCCGACTTGCGCGAGGAACGCCGCCATGCGCACGTTCGAGCCGAAGTCGAACTCGGCGGCCGCAGCGTTGAGCGCTGCCGTCCACAGGTTCGGATCCAGACAGCGCGGGAGGATCCGCTTCAACTGGTCGGCGGATATCATGCTTCCTCCGTGCCGGTGCCGTCGGTGAGGATCACTTCTTTCGCCTTGGCTGCGGCCGGCGTGACCAGCGGCGGGGCAACCACCAAGGTGCCACACATGATCGCCTCGAGCCACTTCTTGGCGGCGCCGAGGTTCTGCTGGTACTGGTCGTTCGAGGGTACGACGGCCTTGTTCATGACGTCCCGAATAAACGCTGCGATCTGCTTCTCCACTGTCGTTCTCCTCAAGTTAAAATGAAATGTCTACCCTACAAACCAAGCGGCGCCGGTCGCCCCGGTCGGGATGTTGAGAGCCTGGGGGGTGAGGTAGCGAGTGATTGAAATCATGTCAGGCTCCCACCCAGTTTGCACCATTGTAGAACGCTAGCGTTTTTACCGCGCCGCCGCCGACGAGCGTGGCGAGGTAAGTTGGCGCCAGCGCATCGGTGACGTGCGCAATGGCGCCGGTCGTCCCGGCCGGGAGGGTGGAGACCGTGTAGCCCTTCGTGACCGCCGGGCCGCCGAACGTCAGCAACAGCGCCTTGGTCCAAGTCAGGGCCGCGGTCCCCAGCGTGTCGATGTCCGTGCCCGTGCCGAGAGCCCACGAGTCCGCGCCGTTGTTTTGGATGAACCCGTAGTTGGTGCCGGAGCTGTTCAGGACGAAGCAATTCTTGGTGTTGCGGTCGACGTACACCGCCCCGTTGTGAGTGGTGAGACCGGTCCCGAGAAAGGTGAACGTCGGGTTGTCGGTGGTGTTGCCGAAGGACTGCGCCGATTGGGCCAGGCTCGCGACATTCCTAGCAGCCGCATTGACGGTAATGCCGGCGTTGAAGACGGGCGTAGCGCTAAACGTATGAATCTGGGTCCACGTCGGCGTCAACGCCTGATAGGTGCTGGTTTGCAGGAAGCCAGCAGAGCTGATCCCATCAAGCAAGTCCGCGTCGAGCCCCGAACTGGCACCGTCCACGGTGAGCAGCTTCGAGAGCACATCGGACGCCGTGTACGACGCCGTCGTGATGATGTTGTTACCTTCGATCGACACCACGCCAGCGCTGACGCGCGCAATCGTCGTATCGCTTGCGTGTCCGAGATCAATCACCCCGGCAGTCGTCAGGCCATCGGCGAACGTAACGAGCTTCGTGGAACCGATGCGCATCGCCTCGACGGGAACTTGCGTGCCGTCTGGCGTCGTGCTGAACACGATCGCCGTCGGCATGTCGTTGGAGCCCGGCGTGGCGTCCACGATGAAGTCGATCGACGCACCAGCGGCGTAGTCCACGCCGTCATACCCTACCGCGACGAAGCGCAGGAGGTAGTCGCCGTTGGAGACGATGACCGGCAACGCTTCGGTGCCTCGTCCGCGTGCGCCGTAGAGAATCGGCGCGAACGTTGCGCCCGCGCTAGAGTGCGTGTGGATCTCGGCGATCGCCAACGTGTCGCTGTTGATCTGAAGCTGGGCGGCGATCGTTCCGCCATTCAGCACCATCGTGTCAGCTTCGCCGATGTCGATATGGTTAGCGGTGATGCTGTTCGTGAAGGTATGCAGGCCGGTCCATGTTGGTGTGAACGCTTGATTGATCGCGATGTCATCGGTATTGACCGTGATGCCAGTGCCGGCGCCGATGTCGAACGTGCGCGAAGCGGAGATGTCGCCGCCGCCCGTAAGGCCGGCGCCAGCGGTCAAGCTGACGGCAGTGTGGTCGAGGTGCTTGTTGGCCGAGAAGTTGAGCAGCGAGTTGTGGTCCACGCCGCCCGGGAGAACAACCAGCGAGAACGCGTTACCAGCGTCGTTGTACGTGACGTCGATGCTGGTGCTGTCGGCGATCGCGTTGAAGACCGCGTCCTGCGCCGCCTCGTCGAACCCGCTGACGCCGCCACTCGCGATGGCGACGCTCAGCGTGTTCGTCGCCGGGTCAAAGGACCAGGTCGCGCCGCCACCGTCCGCGATCTTCACTCCGCGGCTCGACTGCAGGAACAATCCTTTGAGGACGACGTCGGTCATTACGCAGCCACGTTCGCCATTGCCTTCCACGTTCCGGGAGTCCCGCCGGCCGTGCAAACCCAACCGGGGGCGCCTCCCGCGGCAGCCCCGGTGTTCCACATGACATCGCCTTGCCCCCATGTCCCGGACGCGGGGGCAGACGAATCCCAGCCCAGGCGATGACCGCACACTGTCATATAGTTGCGAACACCCGCGGCATCGGCTTCAACACCCAGGACGAATCCCGCCTTCAACGTTGGGTTGGCCGTACCGGAGATGAATGATTTCGTCTTGGAGCCGCGGTAGATTCCAAAGGTCGCCGAAGCACTGGAGTCATCGTACAGAAGGAATTTCCGGTCATAGTAATTTTCTTCCTCGACTTCTCCGAGGAGCTGTCGGCACTGCCACCAAGTCTGCGAAGTGCCATTGCGGCTCGCTTCTTGCCCGTTGCCGGTGGAGTTGAACAGCTTTATCCGGCCCACGAACGTGTTGCCCACCGTGTACGCAGTGTTATTACCCTCATTGTCCGCTGCGAAATCCAGGCCATAGCTGCCGTCATCGACCCGCAGGCCCACATCAAAGGACTCGACGGAGCCCCCGATGAAACTGGAGCCTACGCCGTTAGTGTTCGCGTCGAACCAGATACCGGCGCTGCCTGCGATGATGCCGGCGCTGCGACCCGCCAGCCAGCACTGAGTAAATGACATGGAGGTCCACGTGTTGCTGCCGGAGACGACGCCCACGCACTTGACGCCGTACTTGAATCCCAAGCCGTAGATCAGGTTCGCCGATAGGTTGCCGCTAAAACCGTTGCCAGAGGACAGCAGGAAGGCCGCACCCGTATTGCCCGCGGCGCCGCTACCCTGAACGAAGATGTCATCCAGCAGAATCTGCCGGCATGAATTGCCGAAAGAGAAGCCGTTCGCCGCGTCGTCCGAGCAATGCAGCGTGAAATGCCCCAGGGCGAGATAACTCGCGCCGTTGGTGAATCCGTCGATCGCGGTGCCAGTGCCGGTGTAGGTGATGATCGCGCCGTTGCGCGATGCACCCTCAATCCGGCAGCCCGTGGTTGGCAGGACTAGTCCTGTCGCCCCCAACGCATAGGTGCCTGCAGGCAGCCACACGTACCCGAGCGGATTGGCGTTGATCGCGGTCTGTATGTCACCGCCATATCGGCGGACATCTCCTGCCATGTACCAGTAGTACGTCGGCGTGATGCCTGCCGCGATCTCCGCTGCCGTCCGCGGATGGATGAGCTGGCCGATAACGTCTGCAGAAAGCGCGACGACCGATGAGATGATATCGGCTGCTTCGAGTACCCCCGTACTGGAGATGCGTAGCATCTTGCCGTACCAGTTCGAGAGCGGGCTCAACTCAAGCCCGGCGTCCGTCTGTGCCGCGGTGAACGGCCAGCGAATGCAGCGCTTGATCTTCGCGCCCAGCTCCTGGCAGATGACCGTGAGTTTGTCGAGCTGGTCGTTGGTCGAGGCCGCCGTCCACGGACCGTTCTGCCGGAAGTCTGTGGTCCGCTCGATCGCCGTATCTCGATAGATCGTGACCACTTCCCCGCCACTCATGGCTGACAGGAACGTGACTGTGCCGCCGGTGTCGGCTCCGGCCCCGCTTACAGTGTAGTCCGTGGTTAGCGCCTGTGTGGTGCCATCGACGTCAATGAGCAGATCTGCATCCGTGAAGATCGGAAATGGGTAGTCGAAGGCAGTCTGTGCAGCCGAAGCGACATACTGCCGGCGCGGCGTGATGTCCGTGACGTTATCTATCGAAGTCATTGGGGTGAGTTCCTATTGTCCGAAACGGAGGCGGTCGCGCTTGGCCTGATAGACGGCGAGGCGTTCTGCGTAGAGAGGATCTTCTTCCCGCAGGCGCTGCCGGGCGATCTCGTCCGCCGAGTGCTGCAGGTTCTTGATGAGTTCGACCTTGTGCATGAGCGTGGCGTCTTTGTAGACCTCGGTATCCATCTGATCCGCGATCTTCTCGCGCAGGGTGACGGTGCCCCCGTCGAAAATCGGTTGCGTACGCGAGATCAACGTCAGCCGCTCGTACTCCTTGGGGTTGAGCAGCATGCCGTTCACGCGCTTGTCCGGCATGATCAACGGCACGAGATGTGTGTCCGACATCAACTGTTGCAACTCGGTGTAGAGCGGATCGTGCTTCACGTCCCGCTCGGGCATGGGGGTCATCACGCCGAGAAGCGAACTGGAGTTCTTCAGCCGCGGTTCGCCGAACAGTGAACGCGCCACAGGCATGTCCTTGGACAGTCCGGGAGTCTCGTCGCGCAGTTTGTCGACGATCGACCACGCTTCACGCAGGTACGGGTCCTGCGTGTTGCGCACCGCCTTGAGAGCCCCGGAGTACGGCATCATCGCCGCAGTCATTCCCGTGATATATGGCTTCGCTTGCGACTGCGGATCGTGCAGCACATCGACAAAGTCCGCCAGTCCTTTCATGAATGTCTTGTTGCCGGTGTTGTTCATGATCCCGGCGATGATCGCCGCGGCCGCGTGCCACGACTGCGTGCCCGGATCCTGCAGTGTCTCGACGTCTGCATTCAGATAGGCGCTGATCTCGGTCGCGTCGGCTGTTGCCCCGATGACCGTGGCGAACGGCTCTAGGCGTGCGTACGATTTCCACACATGCTTGCCCTGTGTCGGATCGTACGTCCGGATCGAGTACGCCTGATTGCCGTTAGCCTCCCACAGTTTACGCTGTGCGGGGTCCTGCGGACCGGCGCCGGTGATGTTACCGTGCGCGACTTCATAGACCACCATCGTCGAGGTCGCTGTGCCGATGGCGTACTTGGTGAGCGCCATGTCGCGCGCCGCGCCACCTTTCGACACCTCGTCCCAGAACTTCGTCGAGAAGATACCGAGCGGCGAGCGCTCGTACGCCACCTTGAACAGGTTGACCGGCGTGCGCACGAACGGCACGACGAGCGTCATGATCGGGACCTGCCGCAGCGCCGCGTTGAGGCTGCCGGTGAAATTGCCGAGGGGCGTCTGGAATGTCGCCTCGCGCGCCCAGTCTTCGGCAGCCTTCTCCATCTCGGGAGTCGGGTGCTCCATCAGGTTCCGCGTCGCCGCTTCCACGTCGGTCAACTGCATGTTGCCCGAGAATACCTGCGCATGAACCTCACGGAATACCTGCCGCTCAACCTCCGCGCGGTAGGCCAGCATCTTGAATGCCTCGTCTACCGCCGCCAATCCGCGCGCGGTAGGAACGTCGACCACCTGATCAACGATGTTGAGCAGGCGACCGATGAACGGCTTGTCCAGTTCGGGCAGGATGTCCGTAGTGCGTTGAGCACCAACCTCGAATTTCAGAACGTTGTCCAGCGTCTTGCCTGTGCGGATCACCCGCGACGCGATACGCCACGCGTCCGACGTGGCCTGCCATGCGCCGTGCAGATTGGCCATCGCCTCTCCCACCAGTACGCCGTCCTGCGACCCGAGGAATCGGCCCATGCGCGCGGCCGCGCCCAGCTCCGCTGAGCGCATGCCTTGGTAGACAAGGTTGCCCGTGGCGTTGACCGCGTGCGTCACCGGCTGGGATAGGATGCCGTTGACGAAGACGCGGCGCGCGAGGTTCTGCGCAGCGCGGCCGAGGCGGCGGAAGATGCCCGCCTGTGTCGCCTTGGTTATACCTGCCGTGTTGGTGCTTAGGTGGATCGCATCCGCCATGCGGTTGATGTCGCCGCCGACCTTGTCGAGCAACTGGCCGAGTTCAGTGATCTGCCGGGCATCGCTGCCTACCGGGATCGCGAACGCGTTCAGCGCGCGGCCAGCTTCGGCTCGGGCGCCCATGAACTGGCGTTGGTATTCCTGATGGAACTGAACCTGTCGGGCGAACTGCACCTTCTCAAGGTCGGTTGCACCACCGGCAGAGATCTTGTCGGCCAGTGTCTTCAGGCGATCGGCGCTGCTCACCAGCACCTGCCGGGAAGCAAGGATCGTCTCCGCGTTGAGCGTACCGCCGCTCTCGCGTGCAAGCACCGGGGCGATGACATCTTCGCCCAGCCCGAGATCTCCGGCCAGTCCTTTGAGCTGCTCGTGAGTGATGACCTCGCGGCGGGCCTCGTTAATCTTGACCTTGTTCTGCTCGGCGAAGTCGGCGATGGTGGCCTTGATACCGTCCGTCGTCTCGATCCGGTCGAAATTTGGCATGTGCGCTTCGTCGAGCGCGTAGTTGCCCAGTTCCGCTGTCGACAGCCGCTCGGCCGTCACGTGCACCGGCACCTGCGCCTCGGGCAGGACGAGCCGGGGTTCCGCGGCGGCCGCCGGCGGCAGGTTCCCGCTGGCCCGGACTGTGCTGTCGATCACCTGCGACTCGGGCGACGTGGAGCGCACGGCGTCCGCCGCGGGAGCGCCAGGCAAGGTCTCCCGAGGGCCGATGACCGCGCTCTGATCCGTGGCCGCCTTGATGGACCCGGCAGCTTCTTGCTGGATCGGGCTGGCCGGGGGTGCCGCCGGCGCAGGAGCGGGGGCTTCCGGGGCCGTCGCGCCCGCGCGCGCCGCCGCTTGCTCAGCCGCCGCCTTCTCAGCCGCGGCCGCCGCTTCCTTCGCGAGAACTTCCTTCTCGACCGGCCGCAGGACCTTGGCGCCCCGCGCCCCGGCCCGGACGGCGCCGGCAATCGCTTTGGTGAGACCCAGATCAGCCATGTGCTACTTCCCCGGAGTGATGCGTTCGATCGAGGTGACGAGCGGGCCGCTGCCCGGGGCCTTCACGACGACCCGAGGGTCGTTCTTGGCCAGCGCCGCCTTGACTTTGGCGGGCTCGGCGTACGTGACCCGGATGGCGCCCTGCCGCTCCAGCGAGGCGTATACGCGGAGCTGGGCTGCCGTGACGGTGTTGTCCGACACCAGCGGCTTGCCCTGCTGGGCGGCCGCGTCCAGCGCCTGCAGCAGCAGGCCCTGCCCGCCCTTCTGGCCTTGCTTGTCTGGGGCCATCTTGCTGCGATTGATTTGCAACTTCCCGTCTTCCGTCGGGTGGAAAGCGATAAAGCCTACGTCCTCGCCGCCTTGCTGGGCGCGGATCACCTGAGATCCGGCGTGCGTGTATTCGTGCATCATGTCCGGATTCGTCGTGTTCAGCCGGACCACGCCCACCGGGGAGGTCTCAGGAGCGCTGAAGGTGAAACCCGGGGTCGATGCCTTGGGGGCGGCGGCCGGCGGCGCTGCGGGCGCGGCGGCCGCGGGCCCCGCCGGGAGCGGTTCTGCACCAAAACCGAGCATATGGCGAGCTCCTCGGAACGTCTTCGCGCCGGCGTAGATGAGCCCCGCCGGGACGGCGCTCGACACCAGATTGTCGACCACGTTCTTGAAGCGCCCCTCGGCGCCGGTCTCGCCTTCGCGCGCCGTCATCCAGTCAATGTAGCTGTTGATCGCGCTGCCGTCCGGGGCGATCGTGTGCAGTACGTCCGCAAACTTGCCGTGACTGTGCCGGGCGAGGTCGAGCAGATCGGCCATACGACCGTCGTGCGGCGTCTGAACCGTCATCCCCGACGCCACGTCAGCTCCCGCCGTACCGATCACATTCGCCGCCGTGCCCGCGCCGCTGGCCAGCCCGAACGCCTTGGCGAATCCCGCGTAGGGGATCGCGAACTGCGCGATCCCCTGCGTGACCTCGTCGGCGACGCCCGTCTTGCCTTCCGCCATCCAGTCGCGCAACCGGCGTACCGGGTCGAGGACGGCCGCCGGGATGAGCGGCTCGAGCGGTGTCGGCTCGGTGGACAGTTTGCCCTGCTTGGCGTTGGCGACTGCGTAGTCCGCCGGCGTGGTGAACCATTCGTCGTACTTGTTCAGGTTGTCGGCGGTGTTGAGGAACGCCGTGACCAATCCCGCCGAGATGTTCCCCGGCAGGTCCTGCACGTACTGGTGGATCGCGCGATCCGCCTGCATCGTCTTGCCCATGAACGAATTGGCTCGCTTCTCCGCCGTGATCTGCGCGGCCTTGGCGTTGTTCGCCTCGACCAGCGCGTGCGCGTCGAAGTCGGGCGAGTCGATGTCCGTGGCAGCCATTATTTCACCTTCGCGCGAAGACGGGAGATCGAGGAGTCAAGAGCGTCCAGTGTAAGCTGCCGCTGTTTCTGCTGTTCCTCGTCGAGGTCGCCCAGTTTGGCGTACTCGTCGATGACTGCCTGTCGGCTCTGCATCTTGCGTTCAATCGTCAGCTGCGTGTCGGTGCTGATCGTGGTGGAAATCACGTCCTCGGAAATGCTGATCGCTTTGGCCTGCCGCTCCAGCGGGGGCAATGCGTCGACTTGGTTGTACCAAGACGTCATTGCGCGTTGCCGCGCGGTCTTCTGCGCGTCGGACAACGTGGCCGTCATCGTACCGGGGGCGATGCCCAGAGATCGGTCGATACGCTGCTCGCCCTCGCGCGCCTGTTGCGTGGCGCGCCAGCCGGTGGCGTTCTCAGCGCGCTTCTTGATGAGACTCTCACGATCGCCGCGTGACAGACCGGGGTAAGTGAGGAGTTGCCGCTCATCCAATTTGTCCAGATCAAGCGTCGCTTCCATGAGCGCGCGAGGATCTGACGGACCTTCGCTGGCCGCGGACGTCAGGGAACTGGCCAAGATGCGGCCAAGGCCAGGGTCCAGATCGCCACTGCTGACCATCCGCAGGAGCGTTGTGTTATTGAGCCGGTGGCCCAGCCACAGCTCGGTGGCAGTCTTCTCGCCTTCCTGCCAACGCTGCTCACGCTCCAACCGCTGGGCCGTAGTCGCCTCAGTGCGCAACGCGTTGCGATCACGCAGTTGCGCGAAGAGACTGCCAGTCAACTTGTCTTCTTGTTCAGGAGAGAGGATGTCGCTGGTCTTGTTCTGTTCCTGCAGATTCTGGATGAACTTCACAGGATCGCCGTACGGGTTGCCCAGCTCGTTGTCGAAGCGAGTCTGCACGGTTTGAGTGATCGCCTGGTCGTAGGCGTCTTTGTGCAGCGCCTGCGCCTCGACCGCGCTCAGCGTGCCATCGCGCTGAGATCCGTCGATCATCAACCCCAACTTCGCCTCTTCCTGATCGGCCAGCGCGTGTTGCGTCGGGTCATCTGTCGAACGTAACCGAGCGATGCGGTCCGTGGAACGACCGATGCCTTCCGCCAAATCAGACCGGGCCTGCTTGTTGTACTCTGTGGCCTGTCCGCGGCTCAGACGCGCGACGCCCTCGATCATCCGCTTGTTGTAGAGATCCGTCAGGACTGCGCGCGCTTCCGGCGGCGCGTGTTTGAGCGTCTCCTGTGCCACCTGCCCGTAGAGCTGGCGGAACGTGTCCGGGTTGTCTGCCGACTGCACCTCAAGACGGGCCGCCTGATCTTCGGCGTCGGCTTCGGACTTGATCGCGTAGCTGCGCATCGCCGAATTGTTGAACGCCTGACCATACGCCGTCATGAGCCACATGCCCTTCTTGAAGTCCGGGTTGCCGCTGGCGCCGGCCTGCGCCCCGGCCTGCTCACCGCGAGCGGTGCCCTGCTTGACGCCATAGTCGGTCGCCAGTTTGCCGAAGGCTCCCAGCGTATCGCTCAACGCGGCCGCGGCCTCGCGGCTGCCGCCATCGTAATACCCCGGCTGTATCACGGTCGGGGCCTGCAGTTCGCGGTATCGGAGAGCCATTAGAGCTTCGCTCCTTGGCCGCCGTAGATGCCGCCAGTCCCCGCGCCAAAGCCGCCTGCTTCGCCGGAAGCGGCACCCCCGCCGGTGCTGGGGGCACTACCAGGCCACGCACCCGCAGCGCCTTTAGCAGTTTCTAGCAGCCCTCCAACAGCGCCCCAAGTTCCAGCGCGGCGCGCGTTTGCGGCTCGCTGCCTCAGATCGCGATTTTTCAGACTGGTGTTGGATACGTCCGTCAGCAGATCCTGCTGGTTCTGCTTGATGTCGGTGAGCATGAGCCCCTGAGTAGATCCGCTGGTTTCCACGCCGGCGGCGCCCGCTTGAGCGTTCTGCGCGGACAGCGCACGCATCAGATCACGGCGTCGTTCAATTTCGCGCTGCTGCGCAGCGTCCTTCTCCTGCCGCGCCTGCCCGAGAAGCGCGCTCGACTGGTCCTGCATCGCGTTGTAGCCGACTACCGTCTTCGCGACACCGGCGACTGCCATAGCGATCATGGGAATTGCTATCATGGTTATTCCGAGGTTTCCATCTGGACGTCGATGCCAAGAAGTTCCATCGGCAGCGGATCAACCTGCGTAAAGGCCACCAATTTGTCTTCAGCCTGATCCCAGTTGGTCGTCTCTTCCAACTCATGCACACCCGTGTACGGCGTGGCCGCTTCGTCGAAGTTGTTCTGGTCCCAGTACCGATCAGCCAACGGCCGGCCGTTCATGAGCAGGCCCAAAGTATTACGCACCGAAGCGCGTACCTTCACGATGCGCTTCTTGCGCATCAGGTTCGAACCGACCGCGAGCATGTTCTGCAAGGGCATGGGAGTGACTTCTGGCGTCCAGTCCAGCCCCACTTCTACCGCCAAACTGGCGCGCGCGATCGTGGCGCTGCCCGCGCTGGGCGTGACGTTCTCCAGAACGAAGTCATCGGCGCGCACCCGACACTCAACACCGTTGAGGTGGCTCAGCCCCGTGACTGTGGTGGACGCCGGACTGTTCGCGACCTGCGTCGCGCAGTCGGTGTAGTAGTCGTAGTCCGCGGTCTCCAGAGTCAGAACGTTCGTGCCGTTGAGCGTTCGCGAAACAAGGAAATAGATATCCTCGAGTACGGTGGCTACGGCTTTGAACTCTCCGGCGGTCGTCCAGATCGTCCACGCTTGGATGTTCGCTTCCTTGCGCGTATTGAGCACTGCGACCGTGCCGTCGGGGAACGCGTCAGTGCTCGTGTCCGGGTTAGCCCCATTGACCACGAACACCAAACCGATCTCGTCGACGGCGGAGCCGTTCCACGCTGCGAGGTCCTTGACGTCGTAGACGAGGTGCGCGGCCAGCGCCGAGATGCCCAGCGAGTTGTAGGCGTTCTCAGTGTAGTCGAACCGGAAGTCGCGGATCGAACGCTTGTGCCGCTGGACATAGACGGTGGCACCGTCGATCGTGACCGGCTTGGTGCGCGCACTGCCATACTGGGTCTGATTGACCGGGGTGTCGCCAGGTGTCACCGGGGCGCCTTGGTCCTTCACGTAGCGGAACTCTCCGCCGGAGGTGAACAGTTGCAGCGTGCGTCCGGCGAACAGCCCCGTGATCGCGTTGAGCTGCGCGCCGTTCAGCGTAATCATGACAGGGTCGTCGGCCAGTCCCTCGCCGATCTCGAAAGCCAATGGGTTATTGACCTGGCTCCCGATGAGCGTCTGCTGGCGCGATCGGGTACCGCCGAAGTACAGGCGCCCTTCGAAGAACGCCACTGTGCGCGGATACCCGCGAGTCGCGCTCCACACCGGCTCGGTTCGCGAAGTTCCTGTCGCGGAATGCGTTACCGCTATCTGTGCCGAACTGCTGAGCGGAATACCAGTCATCTTGTCGTACGCCGCAGCGCTGGCATTGGCGAGCGTGACCGTGAACGTCAGCGCGCCTGTGCGCGCGCAAGTCACGCCGTCGAATGCCTGCACCGTCCAGAGGTCCTGTACCGCCCTCTGGATGTTGGCCGCAGTCGTGGCATTGTCGCCGGCGAAAGACACCGCAGCGGACTTCGCTTCGCCGAGGGCGCCCTTGCCCAGCGAGATCTGGAACGTGTCTCCTTCGACCCACCCCGAGGCGAAGACGATGGCCTGCACGTCCGAAGTAGCTGTCGGGCTGCTGCTGTCGTTGTAGTCGAAGCTGGCCACGCTGTCGAACACGATCTGGAAGGTCTGGAAATTCCCATCCAGTTCTTGCACGAAGAACCGCGGCGCGTAGTCTTTGTGCACGACGATCAGCGACTCGGCACTGGTCGTGCCGTCGAGTTCCGCGAGATCTGCGTTCGCGTACGGGGAGGGCAGCTGAGCCACCTGTACCCCGGCCGAAAAGATCGTTGCCGAGCGGTCCGTGAGCGCGAGTATGTACCGGCTCTCGGTAGAGACTTCCCATCCGAAGAGGCGCCCGGCGGATATGGTCCCCGCGTCTTGCCACAGGGTGAAGTTCGCGAGGGTGATGTGCACCGCGCCCATGTCGGTGCCGCCGATCTTGACCACTCGCCAGTAGCGGGCCGAGACGGCGGTGCCACCCCGGCGATAACTGCGCGCCGTGACATCAAGCGCCGGGAACGCGGTGCCCCACGTGGTCCAGTTGCTGTCGTCCGTGCTGTACTGGATGCGGAACTGCGTGCTCGACCCGCCGTCGCTGTAGATATCCTCGACGTCGGCGAACAGCACAGACTTCGCGCTACCCAGATCGTAGTGGACGACTATGAAAGGATCGGTCGTGCCGACAGTGCTCGTAGTCGTCACTAATGTCGTGTTGCTGTCATCTTTGGCGTTGTTCGCCGTGCCGCCATTCGGTGCCGTGGCCGTGATGCCCGAGCTGATGCGCGTCAGCTGATTCGGCACGGTGGCGAGGTACTTCAGCCCCTGCCGGCGCCGCACACCGCCGAGCTGGTGCGGCGTGATGTTCACGCCTACCAGCAGTCCATTGTTGTAGCTCGCGGTTTCCACGCGCGTCTTGGCGCGCGGGTCGAGAACCCCGGCCAAAAAGTTGTTCTGGAGAACGTGCGTGCGCACTTACCGGACATCCGTGAAGGGCGAGTAGACGATCGAGGAGTTCGGCCGGCCCTGCGCGTCCGCGAACATCGCGCGGTCCCGCTGGAACTGGTACTTCTTCATGAACGTGACCACCGCGTTCTCCGATTCGGTGATCGGTTTGACCATGTCCCGCGCGAGCGCGTAGACCATCAGCGTCGAGAAGTACGCAGGCACGGCCGTGACGTCGGGTTTGAACATATAGTCCAACTCGATAGTCGACTGCTCCGTGTACAGGCGGTCTGCGTAGATTTCGTAAGGGGCTGCGGGAAAAATGCCGATTGGCAGCAGCATGGTGGGGGGAAGCTGAAAAGCGTACTGCCACTCGTTGAGCGGCACATCGACAAGGCGGCTGAGCGCTACCTTGGCGCAGGCGAAGCGCCAGCGATTGGACTGGAGTTCGTTCTCGTAGATGAGTTCGAACAGGTTCGAACCGACCGTGGCGCCATAGCGCTCGTCGGACAGAGAGTTGAGCGGCTTTTCTCCGATCAAAATAAGAGCCTTCGACAGCAAGCCGATCTTGGTCTGGGTCTCAATGTTCGCCATTCCATGCCCTCAGTAGTGGGTTGCCCGGCGGCAGTTCGTGCGGCCGTGGGCGCCCCGAGAAGCAGACAATCGAAGCGTCTTTGGGCGCCGGAGCGTTGGTCGCGTGTCGCCCCTTCCAGACGTGCGTCTTGGTGTGGACGATGCGGTTCGGCCACCGTTTCAGCAGGCACTTGAAGGGCCGATTCAAGTGATCCTGAATCCAGCCCTGATCGCCCCATCGCTCCCAACTCTGTTCGTACCGCTCAACCGCCGCGAGATCGAACGACTGATAGATGTTACTCAGGTCTGTCCGGCCATCCCACGCCATGACCGCTGAACTGATGTGCGTGCCGCAGCCTTTCCAGTTCGTTCCGCACGCGAAGTCATATGCAGCGGTTGCAATGTCGGTCACGTCGCTCACGATCACGGTGTCGAGATCCGTGTAGAACACGGGCCCCGAGAACAGTCCGGCCCGGAACAACTCCAGCTTCGACCACCAGCCAGGCCACCGCCGCTCCAGTGGTATCCGATCAACGGTCAGCGGCCGGTTTGTCAGGCACACAAAGCGGTGAGGAACGTGCAAGTGCCGGCCGAACGCGTCGCGCAGTTTGTAGACGTACGAGTCATCAAACCCGCCGCCAGGACGGTAGACGCACGCTACCGTGAGAGTTTCGGCGCCCACAACTCGTTCTTCTGCAGTCGCGCAATCCGGACGTACGCGAACTCCTCGAGCACGCTGCGCGGGTTCGCCCAGTCCTTCCCGAAATACTTCTGCCCGAGACCGTTGTCCTCGAAGAACACGTGCGGGTGACAGCGCTCGAGTAACTCTCTGGCGCCCTGAAGAACCTCGCCCTCCGTGCCTTCCGTGTCGATCTTGATGAGGTCGACGTCCAACAAACCGTGCGCGTCGAGAGGCACCACGAGGGTTTCTCCGACGCGATGCTTGGTGCGCCACGTGCCAGAGTTGCCTCCGGTCGGGAGAGTCAGGTCACAAAAACCGCAACCCGCCCCAAGCGCCACCGCATGCAGGTGTACGTTCGGCTGATCGACGTTCGCGCGCAAGCACTCGAAATTCTCGGCGACCGGCTCGAACGCATAGACCTGCTTGAACTGCGCGGCCAACATCTGCGTCCACACACCGATGTGCGCACCGACGTCGACCGCGGCCCGTCGCTGCGGCACGAAGGACAGCACCCTCTTGATGAGTGGTTCCTGCGCCCAGTAGCCGTGCACCGAGTTCGTCGCGAAATGTGGGTCGCGCGCGGGGGACTTCATAGCGGCGTGTACAGTGCTGGATGCGTTAGCCGGCACTTCTCGTCCCACGGCTTGGTATCTCCCGCGAAGTAGATCAGTCGTACGCCGTCCTGCAGTTTGTGCGTCCGACAGCGTTTGTTCCACAGCACTCCGTCGCGCGGACCCCACGTCGGGGCGTCCGGGATCTTGTGCGACAACCACGCCTGATCGCTGCCGTACAACCCGAGATCCGTGTACGTGATGTGCGGAGTCAGCACCGGGTCGTAGTCCCGCCACACTTCGGGATGCGCGCCCGGCCTCAGTTGCCACAGTGTGCCGCAATACTTGGCCGTATCCGCGCGCTCGTTGCGCATGATCTTGAACGGCTCGTCCGTAAAGAGCGGGCTGAGATCGCGGTACACTGTCGTGTCCAGATCGATCGACACCAACAGGTCGGCGCCAAACAGGCACGCCGTGCCGGGGTCGAACAACTTCAGCCGCGCGTAGCAATTCGGTGTGGGGTCCTTCAATTCCGGCAACAGCGGCTCAGGCATGGACCACAGCGGGAAGGTCTCGCACTCGATACCCGTAGGGTCGTCGGTCACGCAGACCAATTTCCACTTCCCCGTCATGTGCCTTTGTAACTGACGGTAGAGGCGATTCACATGTCTGTGATCGTACATGCCCGGCCGCCAGCCGTTGCGCCACAACCACGTAACGAGAACTACCGAACGTTGGTAGCGGCTCACCCGAACACTCCGGCCTCGATTTCGTCGAGCAGCAGTTCGTGCTGCGTCAAGAGCGAGTGCTTCGTGCCGTAGAACAGCGCATTGCCGCTGGCATCGTTGCCTCGAGCCCAACCCAATGCCGTTTCGAGTAGGTATAGCTTGTCAGATCCAGCTATCACGTCGATCGCGCACCACTGAGTTTCTGCTGCGGCGAAGAATTTGTTGCTGAACTCAAGCACCGTCTCGGCCAGCGGGCCCATCGGCAGAGGCTGCGTCGGAATCACCGCCGACGGCGCGGCCATCGGACGGTCCTTGAAGTTGAACCGCTGGTAGATGTGCCGCTTCGTGCCGACGGCAGTCACGCGGTACGTCACTTCGTGCGGAATGAACCGCTGGATCAACCAGTAGTCCTTCTGCCGCCCGAGCGAGACAGCCATCCCGTTCTTGCTGAAGATCGCCGCGATCTCTCGTTGCGCGGCGCTGTCGTCCTGCAGAAGCCGAACGTTGTGGCTGGCCGAGCCGATGGCAGACTTGGACACGAGCGGGTACGGCGCGAGGTGCGCGTACGTTTGCGCCGTGTCGCGAGACGTCATGATCTGCGTCTCCGGCATGAACGTACGCCACATCATCGTCTGCGCCAACTTGTCTTCGTACGCGTGGATCTGGCCGGGGTCCTGAATGAACTTCAGTCCTTCGCGGCCGACCAGCGCGCTGTACTGCTGCCGGTCGAACGTCAGTCGCGGTTCGCGTTGATCGAGCCGCATGAACACGTAGCCAGGTGCCGTCACCTGTTCCGCGCGCTTGAACAAGCGCACGTCGTGCCCGCGCGCGATGCCGGCCGACTGCAGTTCAAGACCGTAGTGGTCGTACGGGCGGTCGTCCAGCGCCCAGATCAGCATGTCCAGTCCTGTTCAGGAGGGGTCCCCAGATGCTGCCGGGTGAACCCCGACATGCTGAACACCTTGTCCTTGAACACCGTGCGCGCAAGCGAGATCAGTTTCTCACGGTAACCCATGATCGTCCGGCGGTTCTGCATCGCAGCGTCGCCGATCCGCGCGCAGGATCTGTCCTGCGGGACGACGGCCTCTGCCGGGTCATACCCACTGCCGTCCATCGGGCAACCGCACAGAATGATCGGATGGAAACCCATCGCTATCCCGATCAGCGCCGCCTTGCCCGCGCTCGTCGCGCCGCTGGACATCTCCCCGCCCCACCAGTCCGTGACCATCGGGTGCACGACCTTGTTGGAGTTCAGGTGCTTGTTCAGCGTGTTCGCATGCACGCGCGGGAGCGAAGCGTCAGGGAACGCCTTCTTGCGCGCCGCGACGAATTCCTTGGCCTTGGCCGTGTGCCCACTCAGCATGTGCTGCGCATCACGCACCATCGTGCACGCGCCGTTCACCGTCATGATCTCGGCGTCCGAGTACATCGCGCGGGCCTTGGCGAGGTCCGCTTGTGCACACGGGGCCGAGCCAACAACCAGCAGTGCCGGCATAGGCTTCTCCTTGAACGAACTTAACTCAGCGCCAGATGCGCAGTCTTGGCTGCGGCGATGTCGATCTTGATGTTGCCGTTGACACGCGGAGCGGCAATTGCGTCCGTGCCAGCGCCGGGCGGATACTTCGCCCAGGTGTGGTTGGTCTGCGCCTCGCGCCGTGTGCGATCAGCCATGTCGGACTCGCCGCGCAGTCCTGCGGCCTTGGCGGCCTTGAGAAACGCGGGCTTCTGCATGGCTCGAGCGAAACTGACGAATGCCATTTCGAGAATTCCTTGTGCGTTAAAGAGAACCGGGGGCGAAGGCCGCCCCCGGTTGCGACTCATCTTAGTCGCTGTTGATCGAACCCAGCGCGACCGCGTTGGACGTATCGACCACGCCTTCGACCGGCGGTGAAGCCGTCATGTCGCGCGTATTGCTGCGCACGACCTGAATGCCGAAAGTGCTGGACGAGGCGTTGACGAAGATCACGTCGCCGACCTGAAGCACGTCCGCAGCGTCATTGAAGTAACCGCTGCCGTCGATCGTGGTCAGGGCCGAACCCGTGTCCGAGTAGGTCCAGAGGGTCGGCGCATTGGAGTTCTGCGGGCCGACGCGCTGGAGGTTTGCGCGAGAGTAAGCCATTGAAGTGTTCCTCGATGAAATTGAAGGAAAAGACAGGGGCCGGTGTTACCCGGCCCCTTGAGGCTTACGCCTCGTACGACTGCACCTCGACCACGCCGTTGCTGTCGATCACCGTCGCGCCGGCCTTGAGGACCGCCTGCGAGAGGTAAGCGTACCGCTCGGGAATGAAGTCGACGCGGGTCGACGGCTCGAGCGCCGTCGCGAGACCGACCGCGGAACGATCGTACGCGAAGCACAGGCGGATGCTCGCCGAGCCCACCGGGAGGCCACCCTCCGCACGGTCCTCGAGGACCACCCAGTTGAAGCCGAAGGCCGACTTGCCCTGCAGCGTGCCGCCGTTCTCGGCCAGCGCGCGCATGGTCTGGTAGTCAGCGCTCGTCACTTCGACTTCCGACAGCGCGCCTTCCATGCCGATCGCATTCACCAGCAGCGTGTGCTGGGTGGCGTCAGCCTGCTTGGCCGTCAGATACCGCTTCGCGCGGAGCAGCTTTTCCTTGTTGATGGGAGAGTTCGTCGCACCCAGATCCTCGTCGACCGTACCGGCGAGGCTCGTGGCCGCGTCGAGTGCGTCGATGATGAGCTGGTCTTCGGCACGGCCGATCGCCTTGGCGTTCGACTCGGCGAGCGCAGCGCGCTCGTCAACCGTGGTCTCGGCCTGGTCGAACAGGTCGGTGTAGTCACCGATGCGCCAATTCGACAGGGTGGCCGCCACCTTGGCGTGCGTGTAGTCCGCCGGGGTGATGAGCTCGGCACTGGAGTGCTGAGACGCAACGCCCGCACCGAACTTGCGGAAGTTGTGGGAAGCGCCCGTGACGCCCGACTTCACCGTGACGGTGTTGCGCAGACGGCTCGAGCCCTGATAGGCCATCTTCACGGAGACGTCATAGCTGATGACGGCCGCGTTGGTGGTGGCGCTGGGAGTGCCGCCGAGGTTGATAGACATGGTTCTTTACCTTTACAAGGGGGAAATGGATGGAGTCACCGACCGCCTTTCACGGTTTGGGCTCGACCCGAGGTCCCGACTTGTGGTCGGCTCTGTCTGGCCTCGCAGCGTATCGTGCTGCGACCGGGTGGTTCGTGATGCCGGCTCTTGCGAGGTCCCGGCCAGATCCAACCGAATCTTGCGATTTTAGCTTTGGCCCTCTCTCGAAGGCCAAAGGTGAAAGCGCACTACTTGCGTTTTCCGGCGCGCCGTTGAGTTGCGAAAGCGATGGCGACCGCCTGCTTCTGCGGTTTGCCGTGCGCCATCTCCGTCTTCACGTTGAAGCTGAAGGCGGATTTGCTCGCGCTCTTTTTCAGTGGCATGGCCTACGCAGCCCCCTGCTGTTGCTGGTAGAAGGCCCGCATCTCCGCTTCCACGTCGTTGCGGTACTTCGCGTCGGTGAAGAACTTCAACTTGCCGTTGTCGTCCTTGGCCTGCATCTTCGCGCGGATGGCGGCT